CGGCAGCGCGAAACGCCTTGGCGTCTGCCGAGCAACAGCCGAGCACGGATTGTTCGGTTTGGCGACTCATGCGGCGCGGCCCGTGGACTCGGCCTGAATCCTGCGCTGGAACTGCAGGCCGACCGGCGACAGCTCGTAGCCGCCCGCCGGCTTGGCTCGCCACAGACCACCCCAGGCGCCGTCAACGGCGTTGGCAAACACCTTGCGCCAGTCGCTGTACCGCTTGGCCTCGCTGGCGTACTTCCGTCGGAACCACTCCCACGCCAGTTCGACGAAATCGTCAGGCAGCCCGGCTTTCGCGGCATGCTCGAAAACGAAGTGGTCGGGCGGTATGGCTAGCTCGTCGTCGGGAAGTGACTGGAGCCATCCCGAGAAGGTCATCGACTTCTGTTTTCCGAGAGTCGCGACCGGAACGGGCGCGAGCCCCTTCTCTTGTTCTTGTTCTTGTTCTTGTTCTTGTTCTTGGCTTGCAAGGGGCTTGCAAGGGGCTTTTTCGGCAGGGAGGCTGTACGCAACCGCGTACAACTCGTGAAATTTTCGTTTAAGTGTCGCAGCCCCGATCGCGCTCCATTCGCGCTCTACACCCTTGGTCCGCTTGTCATCTGCCTTGAGCTTTTCGGCTATCTGAAAGGCCGCCATCCGGTGAACAAAGACCGTTTCTGAAGCCTCATCGAAGGTGCAAAAATCAACTTCGATGAGGCTTGCAAGGGCCTTGCTAGCCCCTTCTATCCCTAGCCCAGTTTCGTGCGCCATGTACAGAATCGGGCAGTGAAACACCCCGATCATGTTCGCGTGCGGGCACGTCATCAGGTACAGCGCGAGCACCTGAGCGCCAGCGTTTCCGCGCAGCGCCTTCCCGGTTGAGCCGATCCAAAAGCGAGGGGAAACGACACCATAGTCACGCACGTTTCGGCTCCCGCTTAGGCAACCCCAACAACTTGCGACACTTGCGCATCTCGCGCATGGCAACCGGAGTCGGCCTGCGCTTGCGTGATTTCTTCACCACGGCAGATCCTCCCATTCGGATTTGCGCTTGTTCAGCTCGTCCATGATCTCGACCATGCGGACCTGCAGCGCTTTGATAGTGCGAGTGACGGCGGTTGACTTCGGGCGCAACTGCAGCGCGCACTGATCGCGCCAGTTAATGTCGCGCATGCGCTCTAGGTCGGCGGTTGTGTGGTGTTGCAGACTCATCGCGCACCCGCCATCAGCTCGCGCGCGAGGCTACAGGCGTAGTCCGCTGTTTTTTTGGTCGGCGGGAATCCTTTTGCTGGCTTGCTCATTCCGTCAGCCTCGGCGCGTCAAAATTGTCATCGTCAACGCCCGCAAACAAGTCCTCGCACTCGCCGTCAAGGAACATCCCCTTCGCGCCAAGCTCGCAATTCTTCGCGGCCTGCCGGAAGTAGCTCGTCTTGAGTTCGGCGCCAATAGCGCGGCGACCGAGCATCAGCGGGCTGTAGACCTCGGACCCAACGCCCATGAATGGCGTGAACACCGTTTCGCCTGGTGCGCTGCGCATGACCACAACGCGGTCGATAACATCCAGTTGCAGCGGATGCACATGTTTCTCGTCGTCGGATTCGCGCGCCTCGCGGAACGGCAGCACGCGGTGCATGCGGATGTCGTCCCACACGGACGAGGCATAGCGGCGCCAGATTGATTGGCTGTACTTGTTCTCCGTCTGCTTTCCGGTCCAGCCGCGATATGCCAAGCAGTCTGCCGGCAGCGGCTTCTCGCCGTAGTAGTCCATCAGCCCGGTTGGGTGGAACACCGGTACTGGGTTATCGCCAGATCGGCGGAACACCAGCAGGTAATCAGCACCAGCAACGCCGCACAGGGTCGAGTCGTCAATCAGCGTCTTGTGCGCTAGGTTCTTCTGCATCGTGCGCAAGCGGACGGCCAGCGGCTCCTTCCATATCGCATGACGGGCGATGTACTCCCAACCTTCCGCTTCGTGCAGTCGGATGATGTCGCCAGGAAAGTCGCGGTAGCTGTCGCGACCGCTGTTGCTGCGCGGCACGTCCATGCAATGCACGGCAGTGATGCGCCCCGGCATCGTGATTCGGTGCAGTTCGCGGACAACGAATGCGTAGTGCTCGAAGAACTGGCCGTAGTCGTCACAGTTCGACAAGTCGCGGTCGTTGCTGCTGTAGTGATACAAACCTCCGAACGGCGGAGAGTAGATCGAAAGGTGCACTTTCTCTTTCGGAAGCGCCTGCATGACCTCCACGCAATCACCGTTGTAGATGGCGTAACGGTCGGTGATGATCTGCGAGTTCACAGCCATTGCGGCAACTCCTGCGATTTGGTGAAGTTCGACGCGCGGTCGATGGCGATGGCGCCGTTCATTTCGGCGACCAGATTTGCGAACATCCGCTCAGCCTGAGCGGCCTTGCGCTGCATGTTCTTGAGCACGCCGTGCTCGCCTTCCGTGGTCACGATGTCCACATGCACCGGGCGCTTTTGCCCAAAGCGCCAGCAGCGCCGAACCGACTGGTAGTACTGCTCAAACGAGTGCGACGGGAACGTCACAACGTGGTTGCAGTGCTGGTAGTTGAGCCCCCAAGCGCCGATTTTTGGCTTCGTGATGAGAACTCGATGCTTGCCGTCAGCGAAGCCGAGCAAGCGTGATTCCTTTGCATCGTCGCTATCGGAGCCAGCTACCTGCACGGCATCAGGAATCAGCGACTCCAGCGCATCGCCTTCGTCGTTTCCGTGGCACCAGACAAGTGCCGGATGGCCGGTTCCATTGACCAAGCTGGCGACCTTCTCGCAGCGCTCCTGAATCGTCCTGCGGCGCTCGTCGCGTTGCTCTTTCATGCCGACAGCCGGCAGCGCAAAAAGCATCCCATCTGCCAGCGTGGACGCTTCTACGGTGTGTTCTTTTTCCAGCAGTGGCGGAAGGTGAAAGGCATCGTCAGCAAAGCCAATGTCTGACGGCTTGCGGATTGCGCGAGCCCAGGAACAGACCCAGCGCCAGAACGGCAATTCCGCGTGACCTTTGAACCGCCACTTCGCAACCTCGCCGCGATGCTGGCCGGTGGCGCTGTTGTTTAGATCGTTCTTGAAGAAGCGGTTGAGCATGTCCATGTGTCCGAGGTAGCCAAGCGCCTCGGATGACGTGCCCAACTCGATGTAGTCGTTCGGAGCGGCCGTTGCGGTCGCCAGCAAACGGAACTGCATCTTCCGCATAAACTGCGTGATTTCTCCTTTGCGCTTGCCGTCAAAGCTCTTGAGGATCGACGACTCGTCGCACGCGCAGGCCGCGAAATCGGAAGGCTTGAAGTAGTGCAGCCGTTCGTAGTTCGTGATCGTGATCCTGTGCGCAGTACCGTCGCGCGAGACCTTGGCCAAGATGCCAAACTTCTCCGCCTCGCGTTCCATCTGCGCAGTCACGGCCAGCGGAGTGAGGATCAGAACGCGCCCGCCAGTGTGGCGCGCTACGTTCTCAGCCCACACCAGTTCCATCGGCGTTTTGCCGAGCCCGCAATCTGCAAACATCGCAGCGCGGCCCTGCGTGATCGACCACTCCAGCAGCGCGGCCTGGAAGTCGAATAGAAAGTCCGGCATGAATGTAGGCGAGAATCCGCACCCCGTCCCCTGCTGCGCTTTCATGGCTAGGAAGTCGGCATATCCGCCCACCCTTGCCGCCTCCTGTTTATTTGCTATCATTCGTTCCGTTCCTGTTCCACCGAGCCCGCCTGCCAGCGGGCTTTTTTATGCGCGTGACAGACGCGCGTCCGTAAAAAACCGCCCGCGTCTGTCGGGCCAAGAACCCGGCGCCCTGCGGGCCGGGGTGACAACACTGTAGGAATCCCGCTCGTGCCCGGTGTCCGCGAAACGATGACCGGCGTAGGAGCGGGATGTGGTGATTGGCGCAGCGACGCCGATGACCGACGGAAAGTGACGGCGCACGTAGTGACTCGCGGTTTGAGTCGCTGCATTGATAGGCGCAGCGGGCCGGGCGTTACTCCGGCTCCCGGTGAACGCACTTCCCGTAAGGGTCGTGACGGGCTTCGCAGGCGCGTCTACTCTCCGCGCGGCCGCTGCATTGAAGTAGGACGCCCGCAGCAGGCGCTTAAACCCCCAACTGTTAATTGGGTTGCTGCGGGCGATAGGGGTGGCCCCAAATCCGATTGCTCGGACGGTCGTGCGGATGCTTGTGCAATCCTTGCAGGCATCCGTCCCATGTTTCACGCTGGGGCCGTAAAAGGTGGCCCGCACCACGCCGGAGGGTCGCCTAGAGGGGGTAGCGACGGGTGGGCGCGTGCGGGCCGTGGAACTCACGGGTGGCAGTCCATGTCATCAGCGCCGAGGTACGCGCGATCAACCAGCACGCACAGGACGATGCCGGCGAGGACTGCCGCGATTGCGGCTGAGGCGATGATGGCCAGCAGGGCTAGGGCGGCGTTCATCTATGCGGCCTGCGCTGGCGCTGAGTACAGCGTGTCAAGCGTGACGTACACGTTGCGCGCTTCGAGCGCAGCAATGATCGCTCGCGCCTGAATCGGACTGATTTGCCGCGTTCCACGCTCCCATGCGGTGACGGTGGATTCTGCGGCGCCAATGGCGGACCCAAGCTCCAATGCGGTCAGCTTGGCTTTAGTTCGTAGTTCGCGGAGTCGGTTCATGTTGTGCACGCTACAGAATGGCGCGCGAAGATGCAAACGGTTTTGCGAACTTGCCGACGAATGGTGCTGGGCGTATGATCGCCACAAACACAAAGCCCCGCATTGCGCGGGGCCTGTGTGATGCGAACTCTCTTGGCGGGGACTTTCGCACCAGACGTTGCGGGTTGTGATTCTACGCATTGCGTACGCTCGTGCCAAGCCCCGCCATAGAAGCGCATCCGTCAGGGCGCGTCAGCTAATGGGCCGTTGCTGTGGCCGCACCCAACAAAGCATGCTCCACCGCTGAGGCAGTCAGCGGCACGCTCAGAAACAGCGCACATCCGGCGTGGGCGAGGCATGCGGAGCCAGACCGAAAACAGGCACCCTCAATGATCGCGAGGCGCTAGCAGACCGCACGTCTGCGCCTGACAAGTGAGTCACCGCAGATCCGCCGGGATTCCAGCTACCGGCACAGCCTGTCAGACAGGTGGATCCAAAGAGGATGGATGGCGCCTGTGCGATATTTACCGCTTGTCGGGTAGTCAAAGAAAGTTATTGACGTATCGCGCTACGCGACGTAGTGTTAGCCCCACACCACAGCGAGGGGCGACAGATGAGCAACGACCAACAAGCGACACCGCAAATAACTATCCGCAACCGATGGACTGGCGCTGTCATATTTACCGGCGGCGCAACTATTGCTGAGTCAGTACGAATGGCGCGAGAGATCGGTGCCGACCTGAGCGGTGCCGACCTGCGCGATGCCGACCTGCGCGATGCCGACCTGCGCTCTGCCGACCTGCGCT